GACTTCATTCTACCAGAGTTCTGCAAACCATGTCTCTTTTTATCCTCTATTCAATTTGCGCAACTTATTGTACCTTATCGGCAATTCACTTGCCCTGAGCATTTAAAATGCCGAAACCCAAAAAGAAAGACACGACTTATGCCGTGTCTTTCTTTTTGGTCCGAGTGTCATCAAAGGATTGTGAAGACCCGGTAATATCAACGATTTCAAGCAGCCAGCAGGATGCTTTATACACTCAAACCATATAGTCGGAAACATCCCCCACCTTTTTCTATTTTCCAATGCATCAAACTGTGCCTTAATCTCCTCATTCACAACAGCATGCATTCCATCTGGAAGAAGATGCAGGTCTTCTTCTTGAATTGCTATTGTTGCAATATCATCCTTTTCACCGTATTGAGGAAAATTGACAAGCCAACTGTTCTCAATATTGCGTTCATCGCAAATCCACCCCTGCATACCTTTATGAACACCCTTACTGGCATACTTGTTCTTTCCGTGCTTATAGTAATTTCTGGGATCAAATAAGTATGGATCGAATTTACTGTAATCGCTATATGATGTTGTATCCATCAAAACCACTGCATAGGAAATTGGCACTAATGTGCAGTGGCAGTATGGATGGTGCGGACAAGGCGAAGCTTTTTCTTTCTGAAACCAACAACCATCCAACCTCAAGCATTCCACGCAGTGAGTTTTGCCTTCTGAATGATGCGTCTATTTGACCCAGCTTGGTAGTCCTGCACCCTTTTGTATTGTACTGAAACATCGCTTATAGTACAATAGTTATTCCCCTTTAAAAGCACAAGAAAATCATTCTTCATAAATAGGGGGAAATAGGCCAAAAGTTGCACGTTTTTGTAAAACTATTACAGAACAATTTCATAATAAAAAATCGGAGTATCCCAAAGGATACTCCGATGGTGCGCGAGGCGGGAGTCGAACCCGCACGCCCTTGCGAGCACTGGCACCTGAAGCCAGCGAGTCTACCAATTCCACCACTCGCGCAAGTGGTTGAACTGCGCTGTTTCTCAGCGACTTGGTTATATTACCACACTGCCGCCCGGATGTCAACCTTTTTTTGCTGGTTTTTTCGCACAGAAAAAGTCAAGCAAAAAATGCCGTACTTTTTCAACAAACTATTCTGCGTTATTTTGTGCATTTTGGGCAGCACGAAAAGGCCACCCGCCAAAGTCCCGCCGGTAGCCTATGCTTTATCGTGTTATTTCCGTGTTATTTTCGTGTGTTATGCGTGCGTTTTTCTCTTAAATATGAACGAACGGGAGCAGCACGCCCTCCGCCGCCATCCACTCGGCCAGCGCCGTGTTCGCACAGCGCCCGCCTAAAACCATCCTTGGGTAGTTGTTCATCCAGATTTGGATTTGCTCGATCTCCGCCTGTGATACCTCGGAGAGCTTCGTCCCTTTCGGGAGCCACCGCCGAATAAGGATGTTCGCGTTCTCGTTGCTGCCGCGCTCGAAGGCGCTGTACGGATGGCAATAGTATATGTGCGTCCGCGCCCGCTTTGTCAGGCATGACCGCTCCATGCCCTCGCAGTCTGCGAACTCGCTGCCATTGTCCACGGTGATCGTGCGGAATATCCGACGGAACAGCCGCGACCCCAGCTTCCTTTCCAGCCTGTCCAGCGACCGGACGACGCTCTGAGTAGTGCCGTCCGGCATTTTTATGATGATCTCCTGGCGGAACATCCGCTCCGTCAGCACCAGGAGCCGGGCCGCGTCCTTCTTGCAGGATACCACCGTGTCCATCTCCCAGTCTCCGGGCATCGCTCGTTCCGCGATCTCCTCCGGGCGATCTTCGATGCTGTCGCCCTGTGGAAGGTGCGCGGCCCGGACCTTCCGATACCCCTTGTTTTTCTTCTTCCCCTTGCGCGGCAGGTTCTTGTTCGTCACGCCCAGGAACACGCCCTTGGTGATGTAGGAATACAGCGTCCACTTGGAGAGCGTCACGGAGAAGGTCAGCCGCTCCTCCTTGATCTTCAACAGGACCGCCTCCGGCGAATACCGTTCCTCCACGATCTTCTGCTCGATGTATGCCGCCAGCTTGTAGTCGTTGCCCAGTTTCAGCGCCGGACCCTTGGCCGCAAGGTTGGCCCGGTACTTGTTCTCCGCCACATCCGGGCAGTAGATTTCCCGGTCGATCAGCTCCGTCGTGCGCTGGACCGTCTTTCCGCGCTTGATCTCCCGGTAGATGGTGGTGCTGTCCACGTGCAGCGCCGCCGCGATCTCCTTTACCTTGTGGCCTTCCTTCAACATTCTTTCAATTTTCAGCCGGTCCTTCCACCGCAGATGGGAAAATCTCCGTCCTTTTTCGCTGCTCATTGTGGGCACTCCCTTCTTTTTTCGGGGATAATAACCCATAAAAGCGCAGAATGTCAAGCGCTCAGAGCGCCGCAAAAAGAAATGCCGTAGGCCTTAAGCCTACGGCATAATTATTTTTCTTCCTCGTCCATCAACCAGTCCGAGGTGACGCCCAGCACCTCCGCCAGGGCGCGCAGCTCGTAGTCCTGCACCATGCGGCTCCCACTTTCGATGCGGCTTATGGCGTCCTGTTCCAGGATAACGCCCGTGGTCTGCACCTTCGCCGCCAAGTCCGCCTGTGTCATACGCTTCTTCGTTCTCATTTGCCGGACCCGCTCGCCAGATACATTTCGCCGTCCGTCCAGATTGATGATCTTCAAGTGTTCGCCTCTCCTTGCTATGTGATATTCCCATATTTTATTTGACTTTACCATATTCTCTGATATTCTTATGGTAATATCCCATAAATGCGCAAAAATATAAAAAATGTGGAGGGGAGAACATGGGCCTATTCTCATTTCGTAAGCCCCCGGCGCGTGTCAACAGCTCCGGCAGCGTCCCACACACCGCCGATCTGCTGTATCCCGCCGCGCTTCCGGCCTTCGCAGAGATCGCGTCAGACGAGCACCGCGACCCCAGGGCGGTTTTCTACACCATCCGCTTCATGGACCCACAGCGCTCACGCCCATTCACGCCGGATGTGCTGGACGCCTCAGACTTCGGCAGTAAGGCAGAGGTCCGGCGCGTTCTGGTCCGACGTGGCTTCGTGCAGAACGCGGACGCAGGGCAGACGCTTTCCGTGCTCTACACGAAGGACGCCATGAAGGAGCTTCTGCGCAAGCGCGGCCTTTCGGTCGGCGGCACCAAGGAGCAGCAGGCCGCCCGGCTTCTGGCCGACGGCTTCCGTATCAGCCCCAGCCGCAGACTGTTGGAGTTGACCGCCTCCGGTTCCGCGCTGATCGCGGCCCACGGCGTCAACCTGTCCGAGGCTATCCGCCGGGCCACGCTGGCTTTGAAGAAGCCGGACTACCCCGGAGCCGTCGCCGCATACCGTGACTATGACAGCCGGTGGGGCTATGTTCACCCCTCCGGCAAGACCCACACCATCTTCGCAAGCTATGATGTTCCATTCCGCCGCCTCGACTTTCTCGCGGGCTACCCCATGCGTGAGCTGTGCAACTCCGAAGACTTCCGCCGTACCCTCCGGGCCTGCCTGATTGCCGGGCTGATGCGAGGGGAGCAGGAGCGCACGGAGCTTGCCTTCCGCTTCAAGGAGGTGTGCCAGGAGCAGATCGTGTGCCCCGGCATTGTGGACCTGTTCACCATGGACGACTTCGACGGCAGCACCGCCGCCGCGATGCGTGAAGCCATGGAGCAGAACGTCGCAGCGGACAGCGATTTCGCTCTGGAATATTATATCTCGCACGTGCTGTACCTGAGCAGGCGCGCCTAAACAAAAATCCCCTGGCAGATGTCCGTTCTCTGGACCTCCGCCGGGGGATTTCTCACTTATTCGTTATTTTTCTTGATCTGACCGAGCGCTTCTTTCAGCTTGTCGAAGCCGAACATGGCAGCGTAGGCCACCGCGAAGCCCACCACAACGGCGGCGGCAACGTAATACCACATGACGGCGTAGCCCATGAAGGCCATATACCCGAAGAAGGCCACCAGCGTCAGCACCATGGCGACGATGATCGCCAGCAGGTTCGTGGGCATCTTCTCCCACGTGGCCCGTTTCAGGACCTCCACGATGATGTTGGTCAGTACGGTCAGCGCGCCGATGATGGCGACGATGGCCGAAATATTGAGCGTCAGTTCCATAAACGTCTTCCTCTCTTATTTGGCAGGCATCTTCAACACCTGCCCAACATGGATGATCTCGGAAGTCAGGCCGTTCAGGCGCATGATCTCCTTGTAGCGGCTCCCGCTTCCAAGATAGGTACTTGCCAGCGCCCACAGCGTATCCCCGCGAACGACGGGGTGCGTGCGCGGCCCGCCGGAGGGAGAGCGAGG